ACAGCACAGAAGCAGGGGTACGCCAGCTTGTTCGCACAGATCAAGAAGGAGACACCACTAGGCGGTGATGTAGCACAGGAGGTTCTATCCAAGCTGTTCCAGCGTGTAGTCGGAGAGAAGGTAGCTGAACTAGGCTTTGATATGGTCAACGGTGACAACCGTTCTCTTGAAGCCTTGCGTGGGCTGATGGAGAAGTACAATGATGACTTCATCCCTAACATGAATATCGAATGGGAGGACATCAGCATAGAAAGCATCATGGCTGCAGTCGGAGAAGAGGCACGTTGGAAGTTCAACATACCTTCTGTAATGCGTAAGATAGACGGCATCAGCGGCGGTCACTTGATTGAGGTAGGTGCTAGACCTAACGTGGGCAAGACCTCGTTCCACGCCTCTCTAATCGCTGGTCCTAACGGGTTTGCACACCAAGGTGCTAACTGTATTATCCTGTGCAACGAAGAGGCTGGCAAGCGTGTAGGAGAACGATACCTTAACGCCGCATCTGGTATGTCACGTTACGAGATTGGCGTGAACTTTCAGAAGGCATCCTCTGCATATTATCCAGTGTCCAAGAACATTAGGATTAAGGAGTGTCAGGGTCGTGACATGGCGTGGGTAGAGTCTGTAGCCAAGTCATACAAACCAGACATTCTTGTGCTTGACATGGGTGATAAGTTTAGTGCTGGCGGTAACTATGCCAGACCTGATGAGGCACTCAAGGCTTGTGCTATATATGCTAGGCAGATTGCCAAGACGTATGACTGTGCTGTATTTTATATGTCACAGCTATCAGCAGAGGCAGAGGGGCGCACCACACTGAATCAATCCATGATGGAGGGATCACGTACAGGTAAGGCAGCAGAGGCTGACCTCATGCTACTGATAGGCAAAGCACCACACGTAGAGGGCGAGGAACAGGAAAGCCCCCTACGCCACATTAACGTAGTCAAGAACAAGTTGAACGGCTGGCACGGCATGGTCAACTGTGACTTGGATTATCTGACAGCGAGGTACGGAGTATGAGGACAAAGCCGTTTAACAAAGCATCCTTTGAGAAGTATGACAGGGCTGCACGTATACGTACAGGACAGCACCTAACTCTCAAGGGCTATAAGGTAAAGGATCACCCAGACAAGTACGCTCAAGACCTGATAGCTACACGAGATAACAATAGCATATGTGTAGAGTGTGAGGTGAAGGTGGTGTGGTCTGGCCCTGACTTCCCATATGAAACAGTGCAGTTGCCACAGCGCAAGCAGAAGTTCTTCAATGAGGCTACGCTGTTTTACATATGGAATAAACAACTAGATAACGCAGTTACATTCCTGTCGGAAGAGATAAAGGACTTGACACCAGTGGAAGTACCGAATAAGTATATAAGCAAAGGCGAGTACTTCTATCAGATACCGATGGACTTAGTAACTAAAGTAAAAGTGAGGATTAAAGATGAAGCTAACACTTGATGTAGAGAACACCGTTACTAAACGTGGTGGTAAGATACACATGGACCCCTTTGAGACAGACAATACGCTGGTCATGGTGGGTATGCTAAACGATCAGGGTAGCAAAGCTATCGTTACCTTTGACCATAGTGATGAACCAGCTACGGGTTTTGGTAGAGAGATGGTGCAGGATTGGTTAGATCAAGCCACCATACTTATAATGCATAACGCAGCGCACGACTTGTTGTGGCTGTGGGAGTCTGGCTTTAAGTATGATGGCCCCGTGTTCGACACAATGCTGACAGAGTACGTGCTACAGCGTGGTATCAAAGAGCCACTGTCTCTTGAGGCTTGTGCAGAACGGTATGAGTTGGACACTAAAAAGCAGGATACACTCAAGGAGTATTTCAAGAAGGGTTGCTCTACCCGTGACATACCCTACGATGAGTTGTGCGAATATCTGTCTGCTGATTTATATGCTACACAACAACTATCCGACAAGCTGATATACCGCCTCAACACAGAGGCAGACGCAGGACTGCGTGGTACAGTTGATCTGACTAACGAGGTGGCTGTATGTCTTTCACGTGTTTATCAGCGTGGCTTTACTGTAGACATGGATAAGCTGGACGAGGTGCGTCAAGAGTTTGAACAGGAGAAGCGTCAACTTATTGACGATCTAAATACTCATGTTCGTAGGCTCATGGGTGATACGCCTATAAACCTTAACAGTCCAGAGCAGTTGTCTTGGGTTATCTACAGCCGTAAGGTATTGGACAAGCCCTATTGGGGCAACGCCATTGACCCTTACATGGATGAACAAGACTTTCGTAGCCTCGTTGCGGCAGGTACAGAACGTGTATACAAAACCAAAGCTAGTCAATGCAAGGAGTGCTATGGCAGTGGTCAGGTTAGAAAGGTGAGGAAAGATGGAACCCCGTACTCAAGAACTAATAAGTGTCCTACTTGTTCTGGTGATGGTTATCTTCTTACACACAGCCAAACGCTGGCTGGTCTGAAGTTCAAGCCACCGTCAGCTAAGTGGGCTAGTGCCAATGGCTTTAGCACAAGCAAGTCTAATCTTGAACTGCTAGAGAATACAGCTAAGTCTAAGGGCATGACAGATGCGGTTGACTTCCTATCCAAAGTACGCAGACTATCCGCTGTGGATACATATCTGTCGTCCTTTGTAGAGGGGATCAGCCTACACACAAAGCCTGACAATAGGCTGCACGTGCGTTTATTACAGCACCGTACAGCTACTGGCAGGTTTAGTGGTGCAGACCCTAATATGCAGAACATGCCACGTGGTGGTACGTTCCCTGTTAAAAAGGTGTTTGTGTCACGATTTGACAATGGTAAGATAATGGAAGCAGACTTTGCACAGCTAGAGTTTCGCACCGCTGCTTACCTATCACAAGATGGAGTTGCAATTGAAGAAGTTTCTACTGGATTTGATGTACACTCATACACCGCTAAAGTTATTACCGATGCTGGTCAGCCTACGAGTAGACAGGATGCGAAAGCGCATACATTTGCGCCACTCTACGGGGCCACTGGGTTCGGAAGGACGCAAGCAGAAGCCTCTTACTACCACCACTTCACAAAGAAGTACACGGGAGTTGCCGCTTGGCACTCCAAGTTGGCTAAAGAAGCTATCGCAACGCAGAAGATAGCTACACCATCTGGCAGGGAGTTTGCATTCCCTGATGTAGTGCGTAAGCATACAGGTAGAGTGTCACACTTTACACAGATCAAGAACTACCCTGTGCAGTCATTTGCTACGGCAGACATTGTGCCACTAGCTTTGTTGCACATAGAAAAACTACTTGACGGTATGCAATCATGTGTGGTAAATACTGTACATGATTCAATCGTCATTGACGTTCACCCAGATGAGGAGAGGAGATGTATTGATGTAATACAAGAGACTAACAGAGTATTGCCTGACTTGATTACCATACGTTGGGGGTTGGTATTCAATGTTCCACTAGAACTAGAGGCAAAAATCGGCCCCAACTGGCTTGACACTAAGGACGTGTCGTGATATAACTATGCATTCAAACTCAAAAGAAGGAGTATAAAATATGGAACTTACAACTATCAATACCGCTAACTATGCGGAAATGGCTAAAGCTATGGGCATCGCCCATGAAGGAATCGGTGAGCGTAAACAGGCAAGCACTCTTGCACGTCTGCGTATCAATCACTCACCTATTATCGGTACGGAAAAGGTACTGGTTAAAGGTGGAACCTATAAGCTGGAGATACCAGACGGTCCTACCTACTACGCTGAATCTGTAAAGATTCGCCCGTATGTACAACGCTTCATGTATAAGCGTTTTATTCGTGGTGATGCAGGTTCATCTAATCGCTACGTTAAGACTGTCATGGCTGATAATCTTAACATCGACTTGAAAGATAACGATGGTGGATTCAACTGTGGTAAACCTGCTGGCTTTATCAAGGATTGGTCTGCAGTTCCTGATAAGATGAAGGAACTCATTAAGTCTATCAAGCGTGTACGTGTAGTGCTTGGTATGGTTGAACTGGTCAACGCAACAGATGAGAATGGGGAGTCTGTCGATGTAGACGACACAGCATTCATCTGGGAAGTTGAGAACCGTGATGCATTCAAGATTGTTGGTGAGGTCTTTACTCGCTTGGCAAAGATGAAGCGTCTACCTGTGCAGCATATTATCACAGCTACATCAGAGGAGCGTAAGATTCCTACAGGTGCTGTGTTCTATCTGCCAACAGTAAGCCTTGATACTACCGTTAGCCTTGACCTCACTGAGAAAGAGCAGACTATGTTTGCTGACTTCATGCAGTGGGTGCAGAACTACAACGAGTATATCATCAATGCGTATGCAGAGAAAGCTAACCATATCGAAGATGATATGGAAGTTGATCTGGATTCCATTATGGATATCGAAGTAGAAGAAGTAGCGTAATGAACCATCCTGCTGAACTGGCGTTGCACCAGTATATGTCTAATGCTGCTAATGGTAATTCCACCATGTCGGAAGAGACAGTTCTTCAAGTAGCTAATGATATTGCGGATGCATTAAGACGCCAGTTCGGTGGGGGCAATAAGCGTGACGAGTTTAGGCTACGCATGTCAAATGTAGGTAGGCCAACTTGTCAACTCTGGTTCCAAAAGAATCAGCCAGAGAAAGCGTTGCCCTTACCGAATACATTCGTAATGAACATGATGCTAGGTGATATCGTAGAGGCTGTGTTCAAAGGACTATTGAAAGAAGCTGGAGTAGATTATGAAGACAATAAAGAAGTTACTCTTGAGGTTGATGATGCTACATCCATTAACGGCACATATGATATTGTTATTGATGGTGCTGTTGATGATATCAAGTCAGCTTCTAGCTGGTCCTATCGAAACAAGTTTGACAGCTACGAAACACTAGCTAGTCACGATAGCTTTGGGTATGTAGGTCAGCTTGCTGGCTATGCCAAGGCATCAGGCAAACGTGTTGGTGGATGGTGGGTAGTAAACAAAGCCAATGGTGAGTTTAAATATGTACCAGCCACAGGTCTTGATTTGGATAAAGAGATATCCAATATTAAGGAAACAGCACAGGCAGTCAAAGATAATACATTTAAGCGTTGCTTTGATGCTGTGCCTGAAAAGTTCAGAGGTAAGGAGACAGGTAATACAGTGCTTAATGAGAACTGTATATTCTGCTCCTATCGCTTTGCTTGCTGGCCTACATTGGAGGAAAGACCAGCCGTGAAGTCACAAGCTAAAGAACCCAAGATTGTTCCTTACGTTACACTAGCAAAGGAATATAAAGACTTAGACTTCTGGCGTGGAAGAGCATCCTAGTGCCTAACGCAAAACAATTTAGAGCAGCACGGAAGTACGGCTATCGTAGTGGGCTTGAGTTAAAACTAGCAGAGTATCTGAAGGAACTTGCTATCAAGTACGACTACGAATGTATGAAGATAGAGTGGGAAGACCTAGCCTATCGTACATATACGCCAGATTTCGTGCTGTTTAATGGCATCATAATAGAAACGAAAGGCATGTTTACTGCTGCTGATAGGCGTAAACACCTTGCTATTAAGAAGCAACACCCTAGATTAGACATACGCTTTGTGTTTGAAAACAGTAGGCGTAAGCTACGCAAAGGTGCTAAGTCCTCTTATGCAGAGTGGTGTATAAGATATGGGTTCCTATACTATGACAGGATCATACCAGAGGATTGGCTAAAAGAGAAAGGTAAGAATAGACACAGAAAGTTTATTAAATTCACAGGAAGTAAGGTAAAAAGGAGATGAGTATGCACAACGATGATACATATTATAATGATGAGGACTATGTAATAAGAGTGCGCCCCGGCTATGAAATAGAAGCACGTGCAGACGGAAACAAAGAAGCCGTGTGGACGGGGGAGATTGACATCTCTATTATTGCAGGGCCAGACAACCCATTAGACGATGAGTCTTATTCGCAGGTTATGCACTTTGTACGTATGATGTGCGCTACAGTTCCCATAATGGAACAGAGTAAAGAACTGCGAGATATGGTGCATGACTATGTTATGAAAGACCTTGACAGAGAGATACAAGAATCGTATGATGAGTCTTCTGTCGTGGTTAAACATGAAGATGGTAATGTAATACGACTTGACTTTACATCTAGGACAAAAGGGAGTGCGTAACATGAGACATGAAGAATACATGAGACAAGCTATGAAAGCGGATGAGGCTGGCGCACCATTTAAAATTAAAGATGAACTTGGTGGCGTTCCCTCTATGGTAGACAACCCACCACATTATAATCAGTCAGGCATTGAGTGCATTACTGCCATCCAAGCTGCACTTGGTCCTAACTTTAAATACTACTTGCAGGGCAACATTATGAAATATCTGTGGCGATTTGATTACAAGGGTAAGCCACTTGAAGACTTGCAAAAAGCACAGTGGTATTTAAATACACTACTAGAAGATGTGGCAGCGAGTGATGAGAGTTAAAGTATTCATTACTCTTGACATAGATGAAGAAGAATACCCCATACCTGCGGATGGGCAGGTTGGAGAGGAGATTGAAGATGGCATACGTGAATACTTCTATGATGTTAACGGTGCTGACATTAGAACAATAAGAACTATAACGGAGTAATGGATATGAACAATTACCTACCAACAGATTACCAAAACTTCATTGCGCTATCACGGTATGCACGATGGAAAGAAGACGAACAACGCCGTGAAACATGGACAGAAACGGTAGAACGATACTTTAACTATATGGAAGATCATTTAGCAAACGTATGTAACTATGCTATGCCTGAAGACCTACGTGCAGAACTAGAAGAGGCTGTACTAAATCAAGACATCATGCCTAGCATGAGAGCATTGATGACTGCTGGCCCTGCACTAGATCGTTGTCACGTGGGTGCATACAACTGTTCTTACTTGCCTGTAGACAGCCCTAGAGCCTTTGATGAGACTATGTACATCTTAATGTGTGGCACTGGTGTAGGCTTCTCTGTGGAGCGTGAAAACGTGGATAAGCTACCCATAGTTAATGAGGTAATGCACGACACAGATACAGTAATCAAGGTAGGTGACAGCCGCCCCGGTTGGTCAAAGTCTCTGCGTGAATTAATATCTTTGCTATATGCTGGTCAGATACCCAAGTGGGATGTATCCGATGTACGTCCTGCAGGTGCAAGACTAAAAACATTTGGTGGTCGTGCTAGTGGCCCAGCACCATTAGAGGAACTGTTTGAGTTTGTCATAGCTAAGTTCAAGTCTGCTGCAGGTCGTAGACTGTGGCCTGTTGAGTGTCACGATATCATGTGCAAGATTGGTGAGGTTGTAGTTGTTGGCGGTGTACGCCGTTCTGCTCTTATCAGCCTGTCTAATCTTGGTGATGACCAGATGGCACATGCCAAGTCAGGTCAGTGGTGGGATACAGAACCACAACGCTCGTTGGCTAATAACTCTGTAGCCTACAAAGGCAAGCCAGAGATGGGTACATTTATGCGTGAGTGGGTAGCACTATACGAATCCAAGTCAGGTGAGCGTGGTATATTCAATCGTGATTCTGCCAGAAAGCAAGCAGCTAAGAATGGCAGACGCAAAGTACGAACAGGTTTAAAAGACCCGTCTACTGGACTATCTTTGGAATATGATTTTGGTTGCAATCCTTGCAGTGAAATTATACTGCGTCCATATCAGTTCTGTAATCTGTCAGAGGTTGTTGCTCGTGCTAGTGATACACAACAAACACTACGTGAGAAGGTGCGCCTTGCTACAATCTTGGGTACATTTCAATCCACACTGACGGACTTTAAATACTTGCGTAAGGTATGGAGAAACAACACAGAAGAGGAGCGTTTGCTTGGCGTGTCGTTGACAGGTATAATGGACAATGACTTGCTTAGTGGTACTTCAGCCCATCTTGGCAAAAACATTGGGCAAACACTGGAATCATTGCGTGACACGGCGGTAGAGACTAATGCTGCTATGGCTGAACAGCTTGGTATTCCACAGTCAACAGCTATTACTTG